GTGGTAGGTCATAGTATATACGTGCTCTTTTGAGCGACGATAGATTTGTCTAGTCAGGTTTGAACTAGGTTTGGTAGTTTTGTCACGAGATTTCATTTTGTAGAACAAAGCTTCTACTCTTTGGAATCATAATCTGACATCTCTTATCATTCGACCAAAGTGTCATCAAGTCTATTGTGTACGAATGAGATATTTCTAAATTTTGTTGATTTTAATGTAGAAATCATCAATAGAGGTTTGAAAGTCCTTTAAATTTTCACCCCCCTATTTGTTGTCACATTTGATCCAAGGCAAATTGTGTTATCCTTGGACTGCATGTATAAAATTAAACATTATATAAAGAAAAATCAGAAATAGTTGTGTATCCACACCGTGTATATTTATGTATTGGAGACAACAAAGATTGTATTTTGCTAGATAGTGAATGGTTTTCACCGGTATTACTTAGTTATTAGTATAATCATCTTCATTTCACCGATAAGGTCCCAGTTCATTACTGGAATAGATGAAATAACGCCTTTTCACTCAATTTGATGAGCGTGAGGAATGAAGTTTGATATATTGATGGCTTTGTAGTCCATTATTGAGGCAACAGTCTTTTTATACCAATAAAGTAAGAGTCTTAATTGGATCTTCCTCTTGGATTGCAAGAGGTATCTGTCATAGACGGAGAAATAATATCTACAAACGAATCAGAATACGAACTACAACAACAACGATGAACGATTCACACACTTCTTCTGCCTTAGCCAGCGCTAAGGCCCACCGCGATGAGATGTTGCTGCGAGGAAATTTCCTCCAGTATATGCTGGCTGAACGCCAATTGAACAAAGCTGGTAAGCAAAGTTCGACGCGTTATGCCAAACATTTGGCAGACAAAATCACCTTCCGTAAGAAGGTGTTTTGCTGCGGCCCTGAAATTAACTTGCACATTGTGCGTGGCAACACACACAGTGTGGTTCAGGTTACTCTGGAAGACACGATGTGCACCATGTCAGTCCGCTACGGTATTGACATCGTTGGCGCGTGGTTTTCATGGGGCGGTAAGCCCCTCAAGTTGCACGTACCTTTCAGTGAGTACGGTTTGTGTGAGGGCAATACCGTCACCATCAATGATCAGTTGTTGGGTGGTTCGATGCGTTGCCATAAGGCTATGCTTGAGCACACCTACGTTACTGATTTTCATGAGTGCTATGTGCGCGCTTGGCTCCCAAGTCCTGGCGGAGTTTTTCCTCCACCTGCTCTTAAGTTGATGCTTCCTCAGGAGCAGCCTCGAAAGGGCTTGATGCATGCGGCTGCTGAGTTAGCACGTCGTTATGAAGAGGAGGAAGCCGCACAACTGCACATGAGGACGCGTCATAAAGCGCGTGTCGTTGTGCAAGCAGACAGCGGTTTCTTTTCGATCGACGATGAGGTAAGCAGTGCCCGTGGTCTGGCCGAACTGCCTGACTACATGTTCACTACTAACCACTTCGACGATAGTGACTATGACTCGCAGGTGTCTGGAACTGAACCTTCGTCCTCTTTCTTCCAAACTTTTGGGAACATGTCTCGCATGTCCCGGTCTGAGCTAGGGGATGATAATTTCATCCTCCAGGCCATTCGAACGTTGGAAAGTACTGTGGATTTGTCAGTTGTCAAACTGATTGAGGACACCTTGATTTACGCCCTGCAGATGTTCCGTGCTCGTGATTGGAAGGATGTCGTACTTGCTGTGATGACTTACATCAAGTTCCGAACCAACCGCTCCTTGGCTAGTTATGCTGGTCGGATGTTGTCATATATCCGCACCATTTTGATTACTCCTGATGTTCAGGATTTGGATGAAACACTTGCGGGTATTCGTGATTTTCGAAGCTTCATAGCCAAGTGGGACACCATTAAGGAGTCATCGTTTGGCAAGAAGTTCAGCAAAGTGCTCAAGTACTTGGTATCTTTTGGCGCCTTCACCTTCATGGGCATTCAGCCTGAACCGAAGATGTTCAAGGCTATGGAGTCCAACACTGAAGTCGCTTGGAACAAACTAAACTTCGTTGGGGCTGTTGTGGATTTTATTTCCATGACTGTCGAGCGAATCTTGGTCTTTGTTAAGACCGGGGAATGGGAGTCCTTCATTCACGGAGAGTTTTCGTACCAGAAGTGGTATGACGATTCTCAGCGATTGAAGCGGCTAGCTATTGGACTTGGTAATCTGGAAGCCTTTGGAACCACGTATTTTGCATTTGTTGCAGAGCTGAAGCAGAACGTTGAAATCGGAAAGTCGATCGTTAAGTACGCGGGACTCGTTGGAGTAGAATCGCGTATTGCAAGATCTTTGTTGAATGACTTGGAAATGTTGCAGTCGAGCATTTTGTCTACCAAGGCTGCCCAGCAGGAGCGTTGTGCTCCTTTTGGTCTTCTGGTCTTTGGTGGATCGAGTGTGGCTAAGTCCATGTTCACTCGCATGCTCTTCTACCACTTTGGCAAGCTTCGTGGTTTGCCAGTGGATGATGAGTATCGCTATGTGCGTAATGCAGCGGACGATTTTTGGTCTGGATTCAACTCGCAACAGTGGTGCATTCAGATGGATGATATTGGTTATCTCAACGCATCCAAAGCTATGGAAGATCGATCTCTGATGGAGATCATTCAGGTGATTAACAGCGTACCATTGGTACCTAATCAGGCTGCGCTTGAGGACAAAGGCCGGACCCCTGTCCGAGCTAAGTTTGTTGTAGCAACTTCGAATGCTAAGGATATGAATGCTGCTGCGTATTTTCACTGTCCTTTGGCGGTTCAGCGTCGCCTGCCATTTGTTGTTACAGTGTGTCCGAAACCTGAGTATGCACGTGCCGATTCACCAGGTATGGTGGACCCGGCTCGTATCCCTATCTTCAACGACCGTTATCCCGATATCTGGAACATCAAGGTGGAGCGTGTTGTCGCAGCTGGTGAAGCTGCGAATGGCCGTGCTATGGCTCGCCATGAGCTTGTGCAGGAATTCAATGACGTAGAGCTTTTCCTTGATTGGTTTAAAGAAGCAATCACCGTATTTGATACCTTGCAGAGGAAAGCTATGGCTGATGATGAGGCTATGAAGAACTTTTCTCTCTGCCCTCGTTGCACGCGGGTGGAGAATCGTTGTACTTGCCCACCAGAAGTGCAAGCCGCAGGTCGCGTACTTTTGCCCCATGGCAAAGCATTCGGTGATGAGTGGAGCACTATGGAGAGTTTGAACAATGGCCATGTGGTCTATGCGTACTCGTTTGCCCCAGTGACACGTACCTACATGTGTGTAGAAACGCGTGTTGTGGGTAGTGAAGCTACTCGCCGCGCGTACCCTGTTGAGGTGATCAAGAGTCCGACAATTCAGGCCAGTGTAGATGATGATGAACGCGTGTGTATGGCGGACATCATAATGGAATCGATGCGCTCGAATCAGCGTTATTCCGGAGAGTCGATCCTCGGAAAGATCTTGATTGGAGGCATTTCGCTTTACCACAAGTATCGTCCTGTGCGAAAAATCACTCATTGGCTTCTTGGCTTCAAGTGTGTTCGACGAGTCGGTGCTTGGGCTATTCACAGGGCAGCTATCAATAACCAGAAGCTCAGGACAGTTTTTATGTTCTGTGCTAAGGTTCAGGACCATGTGTCTCGAAACCACTTGGCCTATAAGTTGCTAGCAGGTCTTGCTCTTGTTCACGGTATCTGGCGTGGGTACCAGTATTTTATGCCAGCTGAACCAGAATTTGAGCAGGTCACGCCGTTTTGTGATGATCCTGCTTGGAAGAACCCATGTCCTAAGTACATTTCAGGTCGTCCGTGTGCGGGTAAGTGTGAGATGCGTGATCAGAACATTCAGATCCAAGGACAACGATTGGCCGTTGCGTCGTCTCACTTCAAGACTTCCGAACAAGAGAATGTTTGGAAGAAGGACTGTTACGAGACAACCACATTTGATACTACCCCTCAGCAAGGCAATTATGCTTCGCTTGAGCGCGATCAAGTCGTTAAGAGCTTGGCTCGGAATATTGCTCGCGTGAGGGTTGTGTCTCCTGATGGAACAGCAGCAGGGCATGCTCTCTGCGTTGGTGGTCACCTTTGGGTTATGTGCAAACATTTCTTCAAGGGCGAACATCCATCATATGATGTCGACTTCGTGTTTGAAGCGCCATCTGAGGGTTGCTCCAGAAACCTAACCTTGCGGCTATTTAGAACTGACATCCTTTTCCACCCAACCCGTGATCAAGCTTGGTTTGAAGCTCGTGGGATTGAGGTAAAGAAGGACATTTCGTCATTGATCGCTCGTCCTTCTCTGGACGGTGTGTTTGACGGAGACTTCATTGCTTTTGGAAGGAACATGGAACCTCGTCACTCACGTGCAAGAGCCATTTTGCGTGTGGAACAGGAAGATCCTATTTCCGGTAATATGCAGCATTTTTGGCGGTCCTACTTGGACCATGATACAATTCATGGTGACTGTGGTGGCCTGCTGCTAGCACACAAGCCTGTGACCGTCATTTTAGGTCTTCATTATATGGGTGGCACCTTCCGCTATGGATTTAGTTGCCCTTTGACAGCTGATGATGTTGAGGCGGCGCGTAAGCGCTTTGTTAGACCCCTGATCCAGGCGGCTCTGCCACGACTTAATGCACCAGGCACTTCCAAGGTCTTGGGTGCGTTGCACCATAAGTCACCCGTTAGGTATCTAGAAAAGGGAACGTTGAGTGTTTTTGGTTCTTTTCAAGGAGCGCATCTACGTCCACGAACTCGTGTTCGGCCAACATTCCTTTCTGAGGAGATTGGTCGTGATCGAGGATGGACCTTGGACGTTGGGGCGCCGGAGCTAGGAGGCTGGCAGCCTTGGCGGCACGCGTATTTGGACACGTGCAACCAGCAACACGTTGTGAGTAACAGTGACATTGACGCATGCGTTTCTGCGTATGTCAATGATGTTATGACGTACTTGTCGGAGGAAGACAAGAAGAATATGCAGAAACTCTCTGTGTATGATGCGATCAATGGTATTGCGGGAGTGAAGTATATCGACAAGATGAACTTCAACACGTCCATGGGCGAACCGTACAACCACTCCAAGAAGTACCACCTGTATCCTGACCCAACAGAGACAGCGCCTGAAGGTAAGATGTTTGACGATATCACGCTGGAGCGCGTTTCGCAGATCATGCTGGATTTTGAGAATGGTTTTCGAACCTGCTCGGTATTTAGTGGTCAGCAGAAGGATGAAGCTCGTGCTTTGGCTAAGTTGAAGGCCGGCAAGATCCGTATTTTTACGGCGTGCCCCACAGATTTGGCCATTGTTATCCGAGCTTACCTACTTCCTTTTGTCAAGGTCTTCCAGGAGAACCCATTCGTTTTTGAGGGTGCACCCGGAACAGTATGTCAATCGCGGGAGTGGACTAACTTCCATGGTTACTTGACCCAGTTTGGCAGCGATCAGTTGATTGCAGGCGACTACGGTAAGTTTGATAAGAAGATGCTGGCGGAGTGGATTCTCGCAGCATTCGATGTCATTGCTCGGATTCTTGAAGCGTGTGGCTGGAGTCAGGAGGAAGTTTTGCCTGTCTATGCCATGGCTGAAGATATTGCTTTCCCTGTGGTCAACATGAACGGAGATTTGGTCATGTTCAATGGATCGAACCCATCGGGTCACCCTCTCACTGTTATCGTGAACTGCATTGTTAACGCATTGTATATGCGGTACTGTTACATGAAGCTCTATGAGAGAGAGTTCCGCGATGGGAAGGCACCCTGTGATATTCTGACAACCTTCAAGGCGAATGTAGCCTTGTTGACGTACGGCGATGATAACGCCGCAGGTGTTCACAAACGAGCAGCGTGGTTTAACCACACAGCTGTTGCTGGGGTTCTGGCAGAAATTGGTGTTGAGTACACTATGGCAGATAAGGAGAGCGAGTCGGTGCCCTTCATTCATATCGATGATGTGGCTTTCTTGAAGAGAAAGTGGGTGTGGAATGAGGAAGCCCAAGGGTACTTCTGTCCGCTTGAAGAAGCATCCATTAGGAAGATGCTTATGATCGCTTGTAGAAACAAGACGGTCACTGATCAAGCCCACATGGTAGCTGTGTTACACGCTGCGAATAATGAGTGGTTCTGGCATGGAAAGGAACGGTTCGAATTCGAGCAAAAGTTCCTGAAAAAGTGGGCCTCTCACCCCGAGCTGCGCATGTTTTTCCCGATGGAGGGAGCTACGCATGAGTACGAAGGACTCTATAAGACGTTGGCTTTCGCAACCTGGGATGAACTCATGCTGCGCTATCACAACGCTTCAAGATATGTGCCAAGCTTGGTGTGGGGAGTTGAAAGTTCTCCCCAGGCTTCTGCCTAAACCAAAATTTTCCTTTATGTGAGATCTGCATATGTTTTTATATTGTTCATTTCTGTGAGTGTGCTTGCATATCGTAAACCCGCCGGCTCATGGCTCTACTATTTAGTATGAGGATTCAGGGTGTCCGGAACAATGAAACCGGGATGTAGTCTAGGTCGATGAAGTCCCGTCATAAACATGACCAAACAAAAACTCAGAAAAAGATGCTCTTATCCCGTGCGAGCAAATGCACGAGAGCCAAGGATGGCGAATCCAACCTGAGATTCAGAGTGATGATATCGTTGAAGAGGCAGCTCCAGCTCAGCAAATTGAACAAGTGACGACCACTTTTTCCGATGAATTTGGTGGTGTTACTGTTGGTGAATCTTATCAACAGGAACAGTTTACCGTTCGAGATGCTAATGTTGCAGCCACTTTGGCGAACTTCATGCAGCGACCTGTGCGAATTGATTCGTTCACATGGCTAGAATCAGATCCGATTGGAGTAATTCGGACCATTTCACCATGGTCTCTGTTCTTCAACGATCCGAGTATCAAGTACAAGTTGAACAACTTTTCTTTCATTAGTTGCAATTTGAAACTCAAAATCATTGTTAACGCGTCGCCGTTCTACTTCGGAGCGCTCAGAGCATGCTATCAACCGCTGCCTTCGTTTAAGCCTTCCACTGTTGGAACTGCGAATACGAAAACTTTGATTAACTACAGCCAACAACCTGGACTGTGGATCACTCCTATGACATCCGAAGGCGGTGACATGACTTTGCCGTTCCTCTATCATAAGGACTATTTGTCTGTTCAGCGCTTAGCCGATTTCACTAATATGGGTACTCTGCGTTTTGTGAATTACGCGGCCCTTGATAGTGCAAACGGTGCTGTTGGCGTGGGAGTATCGGTTCAAGTTTACGCCTGGGCAGATGATGTTGTTCTGTCCGGTCCAAGTGTTGGTTTGGCACTGCAGAGTGACGAGTATGGCGATGGTGTCGTCTCTCGCCCCGCTTCAGCAGTTGCGAAAATTGCTGGTTCTCTTCGTGGCGTTCCAATCATTGGTAAGTTTGCGACTGCGACTGAAATGGGGGCTAGGGCCATAGGCGGTATCGCCAAGCTTTTTGGTTTTACCAATGTTCCTGTGATATCGGATACTATTCCGTATAGACCTTCCCCATTTCCACAGTTTGCCTCACCAGAGATAGGTTTTCCTGTGGAGAAATTAACGCTCGATGCCAAAAATGAATTAACGATCGATTCGTCTGTCGTTGGCACTTCTGGCGAGGATGCTTTAGCGATTGAAGCTATTGCATCTCGAGAGTCCTTTTTGTGTTCCACTATATGGTCCACAACCACTCCTGTTGACACGCCGTTGTTCACTTCAAGAGTCACACCATGGCTTTTTGATATCAATGGCACTCGCAATACGCCCAACTGTGCGTACTATATGCCTCCTATGGCCGCTGTAGCTGCAAATTTTGGTAACTGGCGTGGTGACATCATTTTCCGCTTCCGTGTGGTATGTTCAAAGTACCACAAGGGACGAATTCGTGTGTCCTACGATCCAGTGAATGCGTCTGTCCAGACTACAGGAGATACCGGTGCAATGACCTTTAACAAGATTGTGGATCTTGGTGAGGAGTCAGAGTTTGAGGTGCGGGTTCCGTATCATCAGGCTCTCCCTTGGCTTCAAACCAATACCCTGCTTTCTTCTGATCATTGGTCAACAAGCACTACTCCAGCATTGACGGCTAATACTACTTCCACAAATGGAATCCTCTCCGTGAAGGTTTTGACCTTATTGACGGCTCCAGTGGTTACTAGTCCAGTGTCGATGTTGGTTTTTGTGCGAGCAGCAGAGAATTTAGAGTTTGCTAATCCCACTGTGCTCCCCCAGTTGTCACCGTTTGTTGTACAATCGGATGAGTATGTGCCCGGCTCTAAGGATGTCGTTGACATGTCGCGCTATCGGATTAATTTCGGAGAATGCGTCAAGTCTTTACGACCCCTAATGCGTCGAGCCGTGCCCAACCAGATTTGGTATCAGACACAGGCAGCTACAGGGAATTATCAGTGGCTTACTAGAAACTTTCGTTATCCCAAGGTATATGGATATGATCCTAACGGATCAGATACAGCCAAGGGATTGATTGCGACTGGTGGCAACTTTTCTTTCAATTTTGCTCCCATGAGTACGTGGGCTATGATTGCGAACTGTTTCGTGGGTCAGCGAGGAGCGTATATGTACCATTTGGTTCCAGACGCACCTAAACCGCTGAGTAACCTGCGAGCTACTCGTCGATCTGGCGAAGTGAACACCAACGTGCAGATTCCAATTCGAGTTAACCTCACGACCACTTCCTCGTCTACACTGAGCGCTACTATGTCAGCGTTCGGCCCGGCAGGTACGTCTGTGGTGAACTGTTCTACGAATAATGGTCTGTCCGTGTCAATTCCAAACTACACCAACTATAAGTTTCAATCCACCCGTCCTAATGCTGGAACTCTCCAGTATAATGCGGATTTGGATCGAACTGATGGTGGTGAAATGGAAGCGTGGACAACGGATCTAACGGGTGCTCAGTCAGACATCCCGGCTGAGAGCGTCAAGATCCATGTGTACACTGCGATCGGAACCGACTATTCTGTGGTGTTCTTTTTGAATGTGCCTACCATGTATGCCATTCCTACGAACCCAGCTCCAGTTTAATTGCTGGACTATAGCTTAATCTAGATGGGCTTTAATTATCTAGGCGCCGCAAAATAAATTGCGATTCCCCGCGTAGTGGGATACCGGATTCGCCTACGGATATTGGCGGTTACATGTGCCACAACTCTGTGAGAGAGAGGTGGTCCCAGACAATAACTGGGATATCAAATTTAGTACCATACCGACGTGCCGGATGGGGCGGGCCAGAATCCCGCCGAGCTACAAGACAATTTAACTTAGATTTACGCATAAAGTGAAGCTGTCTTGTACAGCTTACCCCCTTTGCACTGATCTTAGTTTTAAAGTCTTCGACGCTCGCGTAAGCATAGAAGC